TTTCCTGATACAGACCCTATCAACCCATTTGATTTTTGGGAAGGTGCGAACTTCAAGTTGAAGCTTCGTAAGGTAGATGGATACTGGAACTATGATCTTTCATCCTTTGATGGTGTAACTACATTGTCTGACGATGAAGACAAGTTGGAGAGTGTTTGGGGAGAAGAATATTCTCTTTCAGAGTTCACCGCACCATCTAACTTCAAGACCTATGATGAGTTGAAGACTCGTCTTGATATGGTCCTGTCTGGTGTAACTAAGACAGGCACAGTGGAAACTCTCATGGAGAATGAACCCACTGCTCCTGCCAAGGTAAACACTAAACCAGCACCAGCACCTACTGTTTCGACAGATGATGCTGATGACTCTATGTCATACTTTGAGAAGTTGGCAGAAGGATAAACTAATCTGGTTTACTATAAACCCCCCACTGAGAAATTGGTGGGGGGTTTTCTTTTACATATATCCTTCAGATGCCCTAGCTAGAGCGCCCCCCGCCGCTGAGTTTTGTAAAGCTTTAGAATTTTCTATAACAGTAGGTGCTGTTGTGCTATTTTGTAGGCTATTATCTTGAATCACTACTGGTGCAGATTGTGCCGCTACTAATTGTTCTAATAGAGCAAGCCGTCTTTCCTCAAGTGCAGCAGCTTTTGCTCTTTCATTTTTTAGGGCTTCTAAATCTTCTGCCTGTTCTTCTTCAGTTTCTTTAAAGATTAAATTTGAATCAGGATCATTTACATCTTTTTGAATTTTGGCGACACTTTTATCAGCGTCAATACTTTCTTCCGTAACATCCCCTAACTCTCTCTGTATTCTTCTTACTTCTTTATCTTTCGCCTCTTGAGCTTCTTTTAAAGCTTGCTCATCTGCTAATCGTTTTTTTCTTACTTCTGGGTCTTCAAGTTTTTTGCCTTTGCTGTCAATTCCAGCAAACTCAAAAACAGCGTCTGGGATTAAAGCTCGGGTGGCGTCACCGCCTGGAACATTCATTAGAATGTCGGCCATTATGCTTTGAAACATGCCCTTAAAGTCAAAGTTGAGCAAATCTTTAACTCCATCCATAATACCGTTTAAAAAGTCCTCAATCAATTTCTCAAAACTAAACTCTTTGAATGACTTCGCTAAGTCCTCGAAACCAAAGAACTCCAAAACATCAGCAACTAAATTTTTTATAAAATCAAGTATCTTTCCAAACGAACCCATAAAATTGACAAATGCTACTCTTATCAATTCTGGAACATTTGCTCCTTCATCAAACGCTTTCTTGACCTCAAGAAAAGTATCATATATTGCATAACCCGCCGCAGCAATACCAGCAATGATGCCAATAAGTGGTGCTAAACCAATACCAAGGAATGTAGTGAGCATAGTGGCTCCCGCCGCAAGTATAGAGCCTGCCTTTACAAGAAGGCCTTTCATAAACAAAAATGATACTTTCATAAGACTAAATGTTTTAAATGGGTTCATTATTGCAAAGAAACTAACAAAACCAAGGAGTGCTGTGTTTAGTACACCAATCTTATCCACAAGAAAACCAATAAAATCAATAAAATCAAATAGCGCTCCTTTCAGAGTGTTAAATATTTTTTTATTGTTCAATGCATATGCTAAAGCTGGTAAAATTAATACTGATAATATACCCAAAAACCCTGTTATCATCTTGAAGAAATTCTTAAACTTTTTGCCCTTGAAAAAACTTTTCTTTTCTTCGGGGTCCTCCGGTTCGGGCGGGTCGGACGGGCCCGGCGGCTCATCGCCAGCAAGACGATCAAACATGCTTCTCTTTTCTGCTTTTTCAGCTGCTTCCCTAGCAGCTTCAATCATATCCTCTTGTGCTTTTTGTAGCTCTTCTGAATTTTCGACACCTTGTTCGGATAATCTCAATTGTTCTTCATAATGTTGTTTGGTTGCATCTGCAAAATCGGCAGCATCTTGTCTTGCTTGTTTTTCTTCTGCTGATTCTATAGATAAAATTCTGGCAACACTGTCCAGCTTCTCGTTCATTGAATCAGATTTTTCATTGCCTTCTTCAAGTTTGGTGACTAAATCAGATAGTTCGGCCATAATTACTTTCCTTTACCGTCTGTGGTTTTACTTTTCACATACGCTTCCTTACCAAAGAAGGCTGCAACTATCGCTGCTACAGAAACAAAATATGTAGCTGCCATATCTCCTAAGATTGAAGCAGCTTTGTCAAGTCCAACAAAAGTGGAAAGAACAACCAAAGAAGGATATAGTAGCATACCGAAAAGAGCAAACCACGCCATATATCTTTGGGCATCCTCTTTCTTGTCTTCATTCTCTAACCTCATCATTTTAGCATCCATTTCAAGTTCTTCATCAGTCACAACACCATCACCATCTAAATCATATTTTGAGTATCTACTTTCCGGTTCAAGCGTTTTTTCGTTCATTCTTATCTCCTAGCGGCTCTCTGTTTTTCCCTTTCTGCTTCATCCTTCAAATGTTTCATCAACAAACCAACGTATATATCCCTCTCCCAAGGCAACATTTCTTCTAGTTCTGTCAAACTATATTTATGATGTTGCATCAATGCAAAATTAAGTTTATAGTAAGTACTAAGTGTTGCATGAGAAAGGGCTATGAAAAAAAACTATCCACGCCCTGTATGACCACCTCACTTATCACGTTTGTTTTTGGATTCTTGACTTCTTCCACATGAGTTAGTTTGGGCATAGTGTTAAAGAACTCTGCTAATTTTTCAAACGTCTCTGTGGATAGACTATCAATAAAATCGTCTAAATCTGAATTTGTAACATCAACCATATTGTGGATGGTGTCACCATCATGAATTTCATGAATACATACTTTCAACAATTTCATTACATTTTTTAATGTTTCGGCTTCACTTACATCCTTAATGTCATTGACTGTTGGGTATCTCATAATTATTTTAATACTGCCAGTTATTCCTACTACATTGCTATGATCATCTTCAACTTGAACATCAATCTCATCCAAATTGATTTTGACGGGAACTCTAGTTTTATTATCGTCAGGACATAGAACACTAATTTCAGCATTTTCACCGACAGACTTGCAACGAATTTTCAAAAACAAATATTCAAAATCAAATATCGGCATGGTTTTTATATCGAGGACGTTGAACGTGCATCCATTAACAATGTCTGATAACATGTTGTATGAATCTGTTTTATCATCAGACTCCTGTGCCATCATCAAGATTTTTTGTTCCTTGACTAGAAAGGGCCTGTATTTAACGACTTGTTTATTAGATGGTAATTCTAATTGATAGGTTGGTGTATCAAGTTTTGGTAATGCCATAATTTTTATCCTTCATAATAATTTTCAAAACAGTTTTCTTAGAACTGATGGTACATTTGCTGTAATAGCTCTTTCAACGGTATTTGTCACAGTGTCAGTTAGTTTTTCTCCAAGACTTTGACTTTGTGATTCTAACATTAGGTTTGTCCATTCTCTGAACGTCCATGACACGTTAGTTTTCATTATCTCTGAACTTGGCCCATATTGGAGGTCTGCGCCTGCGATGCTTTTTGGGAAACATTCTTTTAATTGAAGACCGAAAGTTTTTCTATCATTCATATCCAATAGATGAATATTCAAAGTTCCAACATATTCATTATAATATGCAACGTCATATGTATTATTGTTAAATGACAATTCTTGCCACTTCTCAAGCATCATTCTTTCATCTAACCCATTAGGTGATTGGATAGTCATTGTCACTTCATCAGCATAAGTTGGACCTGTAATTAAATCTCTTGTTGGACCATATAATTGATCAGCTGATTTTGGTTGAGTCTGCACACTTCTTCCGGGCATCAAAACAGATTCTGCTTTCAGTGAAATGCTTCTAAAATCGTGACCCTGCAACTTGCCCGGTGGAGGTAGAATTTGAACCTCATATTGATTGGGTCTTCCATATGCGTTATCTTCATGGAATAATGACAATACATCATTCAATGCGCCGAATGCGAGGGCGTCTGTAAAGGAACCGATTGATGTTACCATTTTTGTATCCTAATATCTTCCTGCTGTATCTGCATAAACTTGTGTGTCTGAGGCTTTTTGGAATCTTTGCACTGGAAGAAGTGCTGCAACAATTAGTTCCTCTGGCAGAATACGACGAAATTCAGATTTTACATATCCATTTAGGTAATGCTTTACAATTGCCTTTGCCATTGGTATTCTTTTTAATTGAGAATAACTAGTGATAAAGCTACCCTGTCCATCCACAATTCTATCCAGAAGTCTTATTCTCATTTGGATTGGTAGGTAGTGAATATTCAATCCCATAAAACCACCAGCGGCTTGTCCAATGGGCAGGACTAATGGAAAGGTATCGTAGTATGGTAATGTGTTTTTATGCTTTGGGGAATAAAAGAACATATTGAGTGTTCCAAAATTTACACCATTTGTTCTTCTACCATCTCGTATTAAATCTAATGCTCCAGGCTTTCCAAATTCTTTTATCTTTTCCCGAAACCAATTAATAGACTTTGAACCATCTGCTCCGCCATCTTCTCTTGCAGCGTCTAATACGCTTTGAATGTAATTGCTCTGTGCCATTCAATTATTTATAACGAATACCTAAATCATCCTCTGTTAGTATTTGGAATTCCATTCCGTTATTCTCACACCATTCAACAGCATACTTCCACTTAGCACTATTCACCCCCCAAGTCTTTACCTCATTGAGATATCGTCTTGTTTTTCTTTGTGGTTCCTTTGGAGGTTTCGTCTGCTTTTTGGGTTTGACTTCAATGACAAGATTTTTGATGGTGCCGTTGTGTTGTTTTATTTTACAATAGAAGTCTGGAAAATAACGATGTATTCTACCATCCCAAGGAGACTTGTAGGGTATGACTATCTCCTCGCTGCCCCATTCAATCACAGATACGGTTCTGTCACAGTAAACCATAAACTTACGTTCCCATAGAGAACGATAGATTACGTTGTGAACATTCCCTCTATATTTTGAGGGGTTGTCTGGTTTATATTGTCCTTTGTATGCCATGATGTATAAATACTTATGATTACAAGGATTATTTAGACATGGCTGTATTTACTGCATTAAGAAACAAAGCTCAATCTGGTCTTGCTGGACTTGTTACAGGAGCGTTTAAATCTCCATCAGGCCTGAACAAAGCATCAGGACTTAGATTTCCTGAGTCTGCTGGCAATAGTCGCCCCAATGGTGATACTGGAAATATGTATCAGTATCCATTAGACCTTGGATCAATAGGAAATAAACATTTTATCTCATTTTTTGTGAGAGTAAGAAAAGCTGCAAAGATTACTCAAGGAAAATCAAAAGATGTTGGTAAAGTAGCTCAAAAATCTGAACAAGTTGATGCTGATCCCACTGAAATCCCAACAAATTCTACTAATGATGAAGCGCAGCAGCTGTCAAAGAGTTTAGAAGCGGCCGCAAAAAGAGCGCAAGGAAAACCACACGATGGCAAATCCATAACTCAAAAACTTGCGCCTACAGTTAGGACAACAAACTCTGTTGCCCTGTATTTTCCACCCACGGTTACTCAATCATACACAGTAAAATATGGTGAGACAGAGTTGGGGGTTGGAGCAACTACTGGTGCAGACATTATTGGTGGATTTTCCAATATGGATGTTGAAAATTTCAAAAAAGCCGGAGGTAAATTCTTGGAGGGTTTGAAAACCGGCCTTACATCAGCGGCCACGGGCGCTCTTGAAAATGTGCCGGGATTTTCTGGTTCTAAAGCTGTATTTGGTATTATGAGAGGAGTGGTTAAAGTTCCAAAAATGGAAGTTACCTTTGAAGGTGTTGGCAAAAGAAGTTTCTCTTACAGTTTTACATTTACTCCTTCATCTCAATTAGAAGCAGATGAAATACAAAACATCATTCAACTTTTTAGAGAAAATTCAGCGCCAGATTACACAGACGGTTTGGGAATTGAAATGACCATTCCTAATACCTTTGATATTGCATACTATGCTGGAGCAGTAGAGAATGGATATATGCATAGGATAGGAGAGTGTTATTTGGAGAGTGTCGCTGTCACATATGGTGGAGATAAGATGACATTTCATAGGCCAAATACTGCTGGTGCATCACCTACCAGAATTACTATGGCACTAAACTTTAAAGAATTACAAACTGTAACCAAATCACTAATTCAACAAGGCTTCTAATAATGTATTTTGCAAATTTTCCTAGCATTGTGTATGATGCATCTGGCAATTTTGATTTCAAGGTTGTAACCAATCTTCTAAGACGAGTTGCTTTGAGACAAAAGATTAGAGAAAATGTTTTAATCTTTGATACCTATGATGTAAAGAATGGAGAGACGCCAGAAATTCTTGCTGATAAATTGTATGGTGAATCAGAATTGCACTGGATTATTCTTTTACTCAATAATGTGACAGATAGATATCATCAGTGGCCAAAATCATATACACAATGGTTGTCTTTTTTAGAAGATAAGTATCCTACAGTTTCTGGTGCATCAACTCAACTCATAGATCAAATCCACCATTATGAGATTGCACAAACATCTGGAGACACTTCCATAAAAATTGATATCGGCACAACAGATACCACATCTGATTTGAGCGCCACCGCTGTGACTAACTATGAATATGAGGAAAAAATACAAGAAGAATTGTCACAGATTAGATTGTTAGACCCAGCTTACATACCAGTATTTATTGAAGAGTTTGAAAAACTAATGGAAGAAAGTGTTATTTAATGGCAAAGGCAAGTTCAGAGACAATATCAAAAGCGGGCGATTTTAAAGTAGATGCAGTAAGTATTACAACCTCTACTGGATTGGTTGTGGATTTATTAGGTTCTATGGTGCATATAACCTTCTTTGAATCTATTGAAACTGCTGCTATTACTGGAAATATGTTAATTGCTGATAGCGTTAATCTTGTTTCCACTGGACCCATCATAGGTCAAGAGTTCATAAAACTAAAATTAAGAACGCCGGGTGTGAAAGGTCAAAGTGGTGTCATAGACTTTACAAGAAATGTGCTTGTTGTTACTTCCATGTCAATTAGAGAGGCAGTTGGTAATGGTGAACAGGGAGTTCTGTTGGAGTTTGCAAGCGCAGAAATTCTAAAGAATGAAAGAATAAAATTAAATCGTTCTTATGAGGGAACATGTTCGGAAATATTTAAGGGCATTATAAGGTCAGATTTAGACTGCACAAAAGAATTATTTGTCGAGCCAAGTGAAGGTGTA